TAAGCTCATCGTCAGAGACAATGGTAAGTTGAAATTTGTCAACAATGGTTTTATATATGGCCAGTACTTAATCACTACTGCGCATGGATTTAAAGCCGATGAAGATATAATTGTCTCTTCTGGAACAACTACTTATTTAGTTGCACGAAATTCTTTTAAGAATATTGGACATGATGATTTGATTGCAGCTCGTATACCAGGATTGGCGTCATCAGCATCTGTGTCATTGCGTAAGCCTGACAACCAGATGACTGTAGCTATGGTTTCGTACCGTGAAAATTCACCCTATATACGTCTTGGAACTGGACAAACAACTGGTATTCTACATACCATAAGTACTGATTTTGGAGATTGTGGATCACCTTTATTTGATTCTGAAGGAAAAGTTGTTGGTTTCCATGTTTCTGGTTCTACGTCCGGAATAAATTCATTTATTCCAGTGACTGATGAAGTGCTTGTTGCGCTTCAAAATTTTTAATAAACCCTCACCTCCCGTTAGAATGGATTAATGAGTTAATACCACCCAACCCAAATATTGACTTGATTTCAGAATATGTTAAGTCAATTAATGGTAAAGATGTAGTTACCTCTGAATATTATAGTAACAAGAAATCTATCTATTACCAATACATTAATCCATATTATTTTAAAGAGGTTGGCACTATCCCAAAGTATACTAGATTTTCTAATTCTAAATCTATGGATACATGCTACCAGTCATATCTCGTAGAGACTGACCAATGGCAGGATGGTGGAGAGTGGGGGTTAACGGAACCAAATGAAACTGCTTTCATTAAAAATGTAGCTAAATTTCAGAAAGCTGAGCCACTTCAACACGATGAAGATGCTTGGAAATTTGCTGAAATGTGCTTATTTAGACAATTCTTTGCTGATTTACATGACTCTGGATTAGAAGATGCAAAGTCTTCGGTTGCCAGACTCGATACTGCAACGTCACCAGGTTCACCGTGGAATGACAAGTACAAAACAAAAGGAGAATTATTGATTGATTTGGACTTTCCAGAATTTTGTACTAGACAATTCAACAACGAACTATTAAATCCGAATTTTTACTGGTTGACTTCTACTGCTCTAAAAGAAGAAATACGACTACTCGAGAAACTTCGTTTAGATAAAATTCGAGCATTCACTCCCACCGCAGCAG